CTTTGCCGTCTTGCACTGTGATGGTCTGCGTCTCCACATAGTCCTCGCGCCCGCCCGCCAGTTCGCCATTGTAGGAAAGTTCTGCGCTCAATTTTGTTCCGTCCGGTAAGCTGGTCTGCACGGTAAATACTGGTTTCCCGTCCTCACCGCCCACGGCAATATCCATAGTCACATCAATATGCCGGATACCCGTATAGGCGTAATACTCAATGGCGATCTTTGTATCCGGCTTCCACGTGTTGGCGCTGTTCCAGCTTGTGTTCGAGCCGATCTTCACCGAGATAACGCTGTCTGCAAGAAATTCCGTTGCCGTTTCCTGCGGCTTTTCCTGAATGTTGGTGAAGCCCGCTTCTGCCAGTTGGCTTTTGACGACCTCCAACTCCATCCCCTTGCACTTTCCGCTTTCAAATGGTGCGCTGATCTTGTCGCCTGTGTCCCCGCCGCCGCATCCGGCCAGCAACACGCACAGCGCAACGACCGCCGCCGTCGCCGCCAGTCGCCGCAGGCTCCACCTCCGCCCGTCTTTTTCCATTGCCATTTTCTTTCATCCTTTCTCAGTTTTTTATGGTTTGAGCTTGTTTAAGCTGGTTTGAGCCGGTCGCTCGTCCCGGCCAGCTTACGCCTATTCAAAAAACAACTCAGCTGCGATACAGTCTGCCGCCTCACATTTGTGTGTCGCGCCCGTGTCCGCGTTTCGGCATATTGTAAATCTTTTCTACTTTTTTCTCTGCTTTCTTATATTTTGTAAATCTTTATTACAAGATTATCCATAAAAAATGGTATTGTCAAGCAGAACAGGAGGGACGGCTTATGAAAATATATGATTACTCCGGGCGGGCCAATATCTCCGGCGACCGAATACATCAGGCGCGAACTGCCCAACGCCTATCCCAAGATGTCCTTGCCGCCAAGATGCAGGTCTATGGTGTTGGTCTGGGTCGAGAGGCAATCAGCCGCATTGAGACCGGCGACCGTTTCGTTACCGATTATGAGCTTGCCATCTTCGCCCGCGTTCTCGGTGTTTCCCTCGTATGGCTCACCGGCGATCTGGAACAGAAAGAATAATAGCGGAGCTGCCAACAGACTGTAGGCAGTTCCGCTTTTCTATTTCCCGGCGCGGCATCGTCGTCCCGCTCTCCCTCTGCCCATTTTCGTGATGCCACGAAAATGATACCCGCCGCCAGACGCTTCATCGCCGCCGACCTCGCCGCAGCCTGTAACCTCTCGCGCATACGCGAGCGCCCGCCCGTTCCATATTACAGCCGCCCGCCTTTCTCGCCATCAGCCGCCGCATAGGCGGCTTCTTTTTTGCCCAAAACCACCCCGTTTTCTTCCTCTGTCGCATTTTTGACCCCGCCAACTTTTCCCGCCCCGGCTCCCCGGAAGCGATTTTTCGACCCCTTACCTAAAAAAATTTTGGGCTTCCGAACCCGCAAAGGACGACCGCCGCGCCGCCAGTACCTCGCGTGGGCGCGTTTAGAATTTCGCGCGGGCCTGCGCGTCGTGGTATCTTCGCGGGCGCGGGCGTTTGGTATCTCCTGCGGCCTGCTGGCCTGTGGGGCTGGCGGATGGCTGGCCGCTCTGGCGGCGGATGGCTCGCGCTATGCTGCGCCTGCGGGCCTGCGCGGCATGGTATCTCTGCGCGGGCCTGCGCGTTTGGTATCTCCTGCGCCTGCCCGGCTGGCGGCGCTGGCGGATGGCTGGCCGTCCTGCCGACTGCCGGAGCTGGCCGCCGACCTGGCGACCGTCTGCCCGCCGTGCCGACACGCCGCCCCCATCGGAGCCGCCCACCCCGACCGCCTGCCGCCGGTCTGCCGATCTGCCGCCGTGACCGTCTGCCGCGCCGGTCTGCCGATCTGCCGCCGGGCAGGCCGGAGCCGCCGCCGAGGGTATTTACCGCGCCCGGTATCGTCCCCGGATAAGCTAAGCTAATATGCCCCCTATAGTCCCCCAACTACAGCAATTTGCACAGAAAACGCCACGGAATTTTGTACAAAAAAACTTCCCCACGTCCCCCCTAAAGGGGGACTGGGGAACGAAAACAGCCCTATTGACGGCGCAAAAATCCGCCGCTATCATGCAGGGCAAGCGGACGGCCACAGCGACCGCCGCCCAGCGAACCGCCGACCACGGCGACCAGAAAGGGGAGGTGAACATGACCACGCCGAACACAGGCGAATTGCTTGTACAGCAAGCGCAGGAGGCCGAACGGCTCCGGCTCCTGATACTCGCTGACGAGTGCAAGACCATCGAGGAGTTCCGCGAAAAGCTCCGCGAGCGGCTGAACAAGTAAAGCGCCGGGCCACCCCAGCAAGGCACGGCCCGACGCTACACACCCGGCACGGGCAGCGAGTTCGCCGCCGCCCGGCCACGGCTAAAGCATAGCACACCCGCCCGCAGAACGCAAGCCCAGCAGGGCAGGCCGAAAAAATTTCCCCCTACGGGGGAACACCCCAGCCCCGAAAAAAATTTCAAAAAAACGCTTGACAAAATACACGGTGCCGTGTTACATTCGAGCCACAGCAAACAACACGACACCGTGTACAGGCCGCCAAGGCCGGAAAGGAAAAACGCCATGACTAACAACGAGATCATTTTTGAGAACGTCCGCGCCAGCTTCACCCCCGCCCAGCTCGCCGAGCTGGTGAACGCCACCTACACCGCCGAGCAGCTCGCCGCCCGCCGCGCCAACGTCACGATCACCGTTGACGAGGGCAGCGCGGACACCGCCGAGGACATCTTCACCGCCATGCTCGCCGCCGATCAGTTCCACACGTTCGCCGAGTGGAAGCGCATGGGCTACAGCGTGAAAAAGGGCGCAAAGTCCGCCATCACCTGCCAGCTCTGGAAGTACACCGACAAGCCCGGCAAGGCCGTCCGCGAGGCCGCCGAGGCCGCCGGAAAAGACGCGCCGGAGACCGATCCGCATTTCTACATGGCAAAGGCCCATTTGTTCCACGCCTTACAGGTGGAGAAGTCCAAGCGTTGACCCAGCGCAAGCGGATACTTTAGCAGGGCTGCACCGCACAAAGCAACCCAGCCCCAGAAGCAAAACCCAAAAACAAGATCAGGAGGAACACAAGATGAAATTCACAGGACGCTACACCGCCGCCACCGCCAAGGCCCTGAAAGGCTCGCCGCGCCTCGTCTGCCAAGTCACCGAGGACGGCACGATCTACGTATGCAACGGCTTTCTTCTCTGCACCATGAACCCGCCGGAGTACGCCGCCACCGTGCAGGGCTTCACCTGCTGCGAGCCGGGCAACTGGACGCTTGACAAGGACGGCAAGCACGAGGACGACGCACACAAGCTCGATCTCGTCAGGCTGTACGCCGACACGCTGAAAGCCAACGCCGACGCGCAGCCCCTCCAGCGCTCCCCGCTGACCGTGCAGACCCCCAAGGCCGCCGCCGTCTGCTACTACAACGCCGCCGCCGATTTTGCCGCGATCTACGACACAAAATTCATCGCCGCGCTGCACCCCGCCGCCCAGCTCCGCACCACGTCCGCGATCTCCGCCGCCGTCGCCTATTGCGACAATGAACCGTTCGCCGTGGTCATGCCCATTAAGGCCGAACCCGAAACCGTCCGCGCCGTCCGGGCCTTTTTCACCGAGGCCGCCGAGGACAACGCCAAAACCGGCGAGGCCGACAAGCTCCGCGCCGAGCTGGCCCAGTCTCAGGAAGAAGCCGCCGCGCTGCGTGGCGATCTGTACCGGGCGGCAAACGAGATCGACGAGCTGAAAAACAAGCTGGCCGAGCTGCACGAAACCAAGACGGAGCAGCCCGCCGCCGAGGCCGTCGAACCCAAGACCGCCGCCGAGATCATCGCGGCCCGCTGGGCAGAGGTGGACGGCCTGACCTCCACCATCAAGGGCGCGACCACCGCCGCGCCGGTTGTCTGGCTGGCCGGAGACACAAAGCCCCATGAAAAAGAGATCGAAGCCGCCGGGGGCAAGTGGAGCGGCAAGAAGAACGCCTATTATTTCCGCGTCGCATAACAAAACCCAAGCCGAAACGGCCCGCCGGGGCCGTCCGCCGGGAATGGCCGCCCGGCGCTGATGATGGCAGGCCGAACACAAAAACGAGGAGGTAACAAAATGGAGATCATCAAGCAATACCGCGACGGGAACGAGCGGCATGACATCGTTTGCCTTGCAGGTGAAACGCTGTTTGAAAACTGGTATTCCGTGTTGGAGGATAGCTGCTGCCTGCGTCACCCCAGCAGCACCGCCGGATATTTTCACAGTCTCGACGAGGCCGAGGCCGCGATGCACAAGCACCGCCCCGCCGCCGTCGAGATCAGCGAGGAGGCTTGACCATGTACGCGCTGGAATACAAGCAGCTTTACATCCCCCGCGAGGCGCTGACCAAAAACCGCACGTGCCAAAGCTACCGTTGGAAGCAGTACGCCGTATGCGAGGAACGGGAGCCGCTGGAGCAGATCAAAGCCACGAAGAAACGCCCGGAGGAGTGGCGCGTCGTCCCGCTGGCCGATAGCGTCTGACCCCCAGCAGCCGGACACCTTGGACGGGCCGCACCGAACAAAGCGACCCGACCCCACGCACAAAACCAAATCACAAAACGGAGGTACACAAAATGGCATGGCTTTACATCCCCGCCGAGACAGGCGAACGCATCGAAACCATCTGCAATCAGCACTACAACCCCGGACGCGGCGCGTGTGACTGCCCGCTCTGGCCCGCCTGCAGCTACTCGAACGATCTCACAAAATCCAACGCGGAGAACACCCGCATTTTTGAGCAGGGCATGGCCGCCGCTCTGGCCGCCCTCGACAACGAAAACAGGAGGTAAACAACATGGCATCCATCGAACGCAAGATCAGCGGCACCTTTGCCCCCGTCCCCGGCGGCTACGCCCAGCAGATCAACGAGCAGACAACGCTTTTTGTCCCGGACTTCTCCGCCGCCCGCTACGACCCCAAAACCGGCGAGCTGTTCGGCTACGCCCCGGACTACGCCGCATTAGAGGCAGAAAAGGCCCCCGCCGTGCAGGCCGACAAACCCGGCGAATATGTCTACTGCTACGAAATGCAGCAGGCCCCCACGGGCTGTGACTTTGCCGCCGATCTTTCCTACTACGGCAAGCATTACTTTCTCCGCCCGCTCCGCGACGACCTGCCCCAGCTCCACGGGCGCGGCATCAGCTACGACGAGGAGCGCAACACCTACACCGTCACCACCCGCGCCTATGACAAGCTGAAAGAGCAATACCGCATCCGCTATGAAACCTGCCTCGACTGACCACAAAACCGGATACCTTGGGGCCGCCGCACCGGACAAAGCGACGGCACCCCATAAGCGAAACCCCAAAACACAAAACGGAGGTACACACCATGTACGAACAGACAAGCATGATCTCCACGTCGCAGGCCGAAGCAAAGCCCGCCGCCCGCTACTACGAGATCAACGAGGACACGGCCCGCAACGCTCACTACTGCGTCCACATGAGCGACTACCAGCCCGGCAGCGCCACCAACAGCTACCGCGCCGCCGTGGACGAGGCCGCCGCGCTGGTGGAGGTGCGCAAATCCAAGGTCAGCCCCTACTACCACGACAAGCTCGACGCGCTGCTTGACCGCTACGCCCGCCGCCTTGCTCAATGGACGAACGACTACAACCGCAATCAGGCCAGCTATCCCAGCCAGTTCATTTCCGGCGCAGGCAATTACAACATGAAAAAGCACGAAAAGCAGATGTCCCGCGAGGACACCCTCTGGAAAGAGTACGACGAGATCAAGGCCATCTTGAACAAGATCGAGGCCGTCGGCACCGGCGCGGTAGACCTCGCCGACCCCCACGCCCGCGAAATGCTCACTGACCAGCTCCAAAAGCTGCAAGCCCAGCTTGACCGCAACAAGGCTCTGAACGCCTATTACCGCAAGCACAAATCTTTTGTCGGCTTTCCCGGTCTGACCGCCGAGGCCGCCGCCAAGCTCACCGCCGACTTTGCCGACACCTGCCAGCGCTGCCCGTGGATTGATAAGCCTTGCCCCGACTACGAATTGACCAGCCTGCGCGGCAAGATCAAGCGCACACAAGCCCGCCTCGACGAGCTGGACAAGCGCACGGAGCAGGCCCAGCAGCCCGCCGACGGCGCAAAGTTCCCCGGCGGCGAGATCGTCCGCAACATCGAGGCCGACCGCCTCCAGATACTCTTTGACGAGAAGCCCGACGAGGAGACCCGCGCCGCGCTGAAACAAAACGGTTTCCGCTGGTCGCCCCGCTATAGCGCGTGGCAGCGCCAGCTTACCCCCAACGCCGAAGCCGCCGCCCGCCGCGCCCTCGGCCTGACCGAATAACAAAACTGCCCAGCAAGTTACCAGCAAGTTAAGCACCCGCCCCGGAGGTCACGAGGGCAGAAAGGACACCGCCATGGCCACGACCACGGCCCCCACAAGATACACGCTCAACCACGACGGAACGCTGGAAAAATGGTACTTGGAACACGACTGCGGCGAAATCGTCTATCTCCGCAAGACCTCGCGCCCCAAGTGGAACTGCTGCATGAAAGAGTTTCCCGCCGCCGAAGTATTCCCCGACTACAAAACCGCTCGTGCGGCGCTTAAAGCCCGCGCCTCCGCCAAAATTGCCCCGTAGACTTTTACACGCCCGCGTGTTATAATGCGACAAAACAAAACCGAACAGGGAGGCAGACCATGAACGAAGTCCCCGAAGTGTTCCCTGCATACCGCCTCGTCGCCGAATTTGCCGACGGCCAGCGCCTCGCCTTTGACGGCCTCACCGAGCAGCAGGCACAAGACCGCATGGAGGCGGCACAGGCCCGTCACGGCGATATATGCTGGTACGACGGTGTGACCGATCAGCACTACGAAAACGGAAAATATTACAAGCTCGCCCCGCAGCCGCCGGAGATCATCGTGATCGACCTGACAGACTGCCCGGACGAGCCGGAAAAGGAGGATTGACCATGCCCATACCCGAAAGCAAGCGCCGCAACAACGATATTTACAACGCCAAATGCGACCGCATCAGCGCCCGTCCCATTAAGCCCATCGGCAACGCCATCCGCGCCGCCGCCAAGGCCGCCGGGCAAAGCGTACAGGCGTATGTGCTGCAAGCCTGCGAAGAACGCATGAAGCGCGAGGGTCGCCCGCTGGAGCTTGACAGCCCCGCCGACGAATAACACAAATCCGACGTGCTATCGTGCAGAACAAAACCCCGGCAGACCGTACCAAAACGGCCCGCCGGGGCTTTTTTATCTTCTCTTGCTGCTGTACAGGTATCTGCACCGCCGCCGGAGCGCTTTTCGCCTCGCTTTCCGCGCAAAAAGCCGCCTCACGCCCTCCACCAGTTTTTCCACAAAATCCATGGTCTTTTCCTCCCATTCGCAAATTGTTTTTCCAGCGCCGCCCCGACGATCACGGAAACCCTTTCGCGCCACACGCGAAGTCTTGAAAAACTTGTTCCTATAAGGCCGGTTTTCCTGTTCCGCCGCCGTGGTGTTCCGGCGCAAGATCAGGCGGCAAAGCAGCCCTTACTCAGCCCCGCCGGACAGGCCAAAATTTTTTGCCGCTTATTATGTACGCGCGCGCGACGCGCGACGGGCCAGCGCATCCGCTTCCGGCAGCTCCTCCAACACCTCTCCCAGCCGCTCCATGGCCCTTGTGTGCCAATCACGGGCCGTGCTGTCCGCCGTCCCTATCCTCGCGCTGATCTTCGCCCAACTGTACCCACGCACATAGCGCATCACAATGACCTCTTTGTACTTACCGTTCAGCGCGTCCAGACAGGCGCGAATACAGGCTTCATCCCCGGACAAAACCCGCTCCGCCTCCGCAATCTCCGCCAGCCGCTCGCTCACGCCGTTTTCCAGCGCCCGCAGCCCGCTTTCCTCCGTCGGCTTTCCCGGCGACGAACCGCGCGGCATCCCGTCACACGCCAGCCCTCGCAGTCCGTAATAATTGCCCTCCAATTCCGCCCGCTCCTGCCGCAGCAGGCGCAGCATCCCCGGAATTGCCTTGTAGTACAGGGCTATGTGCTTCACGCTGCCATACCGCATCCGTCGCCTCCTGTTCTTGGCTCTGCGCCAAAACTCCTTGCCTGTGGTGTCAATCCAACGTTTTCCCGAAGATCGGCTCTTTCGCGTCGCTCTCGTCCACATCCACCGGCTCGCCGAGAATGTCTGTCATGCGCCGGGCCAGCATATTGTAGCCGAACCAGTCCCCGCCCTCGGCCCACTCGTTGAACTGCCGGAATACGTCCTCCGTGGCGCGGACGGTCTCATTCAGCCGCTCCACGCCAAAGCCGAGGGCCTGACGCGCCCCCAGCGCATAGCATTTCACCACGATCTCCGCCGCTTCCCGCCGTTCGCCCAGCAAGGCCCAATCCCGGTTGCTTTTCGGTGCTTTTGACGCGGGCAGCACAAAACGTTCCGTCAGCAGGCCCTCCAGCTCCTCGTTCAGCTTCTTTTTCGCCCGCTCCATTCCCACGCCGCGCTTGTTGACGGCAAACCGCTCCAGCGCGCCGTTTGCGGCGTTGATCACGCGGTCAAGCCGGTCTTTCCCGATGCCGTAGCGGTCATGCAGCGCAACCATGAAGCACAAAGAGATCACATGGCCCGCCGCCTCCCGGTTTTTCTCCACCCGCTCGCTCTCCGGCGTTTTCCCCCGCAGATAGCGCGTCTGCGCCTGACGGGCCGCGTTGGTGCCAAAATGCGCCGGGATATGCTTATTTCTCCTCATGCTCCGCCTCCAGTTTCCCGCAGAACCGCCCGCACATGGGGCAGAACTCCGCGCACAGCACATTCAGCCCGCCGCCCCGCGCCGTGCTGTCCATCACAAGGCGGGGCCTGCCGTCCTCGCCGTATTCCAGCCAGAACGCCGTGCCGTCCACGGTCTCCAGCTTTTGGTGCCGCTGGCACAGGCCGCACACGGGCATTTCCTCCCGTTTCTGCTCCCTGTCCTCGAACCACGCCAGCTTTGCAAGGGCCACCTCGTAGCCCCTGCTGGAATACACGCGCCCGTCGTTGTCGTAGTGCGTCAGCCGTTTTTCCCACATGATGATACCTCCTCCGCCAGCTCCCGCCAGCGTTTGATTTCTTCCTTGTCCTCCGCCGTGATGATCTCTGTGAATTTCCAGCCCGCCGGGCGGGCGATCAGCTCCAGAAACACCCGCCGCCGCACAGGATAATCCCGCTGCATCCGCCGGACAAACTTGCTCTTGACCTCCACGATCTCCACGGTGCCGTCGGCATAGGTCAGCCGGAAATCCGCCGTGTACTGAACACTCCGCAGCTTCACGCCGTTGTATTCCCCCGCCGGGAACAGCAGAAAGCACGGGTGCGCTTCCCACTTCACGATCTCCCCGCGTCCGACCTTTGGCGCGACGGTGCCGACGTAGTATTCATACTCGCCCCGGCTGTCAAATTTCAGCCCGGACATGGCAGCGGCACGGGCCGCCGCCGTCACGGTGTCGCCCCGCTTTTTCCCGCGCCCGGCAAGCTGTGCCTCTGCCTGCGCCCGGTAACGCGGCGGCAGATCGGATAGCTCCAGCCGGTACGCCATTCACAGCACCTCTTCGTTCTTTTCTCTCTGCGTCGCTATCATGTCCGCGTAATGTAACTCCAGCACAAGCGGCGTTCTTTCCATGGCGGCATTCAGCGCACGGCTCCCTCCACGGAAAGCATCGTCATACGCGCCCATGTGCCAGCGGATGGCAAGGGCCTCGTCGTCCGTCAGCTCCATGTGCTTCATCACGAGATAGACAGACTTCTCCCCGTGTCCCATGGGTATCTGATCTTTCACGGTATAGTCAGGATATTCCCCGGCATAGTAGTTCGCCTTGCACACGTCATGCAACAGCGCCACGATGGTCTGTGTCTGCGGCGAATACAGACCGCGCAGATTGAAATTCCCCAGCAGGGCATAATACACATTCAGGCTGTGCTTCACCAGCCCGCCGGGATAGGCCCCGTGAAACCGTGTGCTGGCCGGAGCCGTGAAGAAATCCGTGCTTTTCAGCCACTCCAGCAGCTTGTCCGCGCCCGGCCTCGTCACCTGTGACAGAAAAATTTGCTCGAAGCGTTCGGCATCGTTCATTTTCATTTCCTCCTGTTCGTTCTGCGGCTTTTCTTTTTCTGCCGTGTGGCAGCTCTTTTCTTCTTCACAACGTATTTTCCCGCTTTTTCCTTTCCGCGCCTGTGAACGCGGCCCTCTCCGGTGATGCGCGACGGCTCGGCGATTGGCACCCCGGCGATTAGCCGCATTTCACGCAGCGACATGAACTGGTAGTCATTTTGTAGCATTTCTTTCCCTCCTTGGTCGATATATATTTCCTCGCCCGTGCCAGCACTCGGCGCGGCGCAGGATCACAACGGTATGCCGCTGTCCGGCGTTGCTCACCTTTGTTTCCACGCGGTTGAGCGTGTAGCCGGGGTATTTCTGCTCCCAAAACGCAGCGTCGTCTATGTACACGGTGCTGGCCTCCTCCAGCTTTTTGCGGCTCCACTTGGTATCGTTGGGCGGCGGTGTCTTGGGCTTTTCCAGTCCACGGCTCTGCCGCCAGCTTCGGGCGCACCGTTTGTTCTTGTTGATATATTTTACAAGGCCCTCCACGCTTCCGTGGTCAACGGTGAGATATTCCCCTCGTGTTAGGCCAATGCTGTTTCCGTTCTTATCGCTCCACAGCTCCTCCAGCACGTCACGGGTCAGTCCCTCTGTGTGCTGGATGATCGCGTGGTGATGATGGCGGCCACAGATCGTCCCGTCTGCCATCACCGTTGTGTACTCCGTGGCTGCTACCCACTTCGGGCGCTCCACGCCGTTCTTATCGCACCAGCGATACACCCGCTTGATGTAATTCGTCCAGTCCATATCCGCCCGCTTGGTGTCTCCCGGCGCTGGCAGATGATCGTCGTCATAGGTTCCCGTCCATGAGAAGTCGCCCTTTCCGAAGTTGGCGTTTACAAGCTGCACATGGTATCTCTTGGAGCGGTTGTCGTTGTAGGTCTGCTGGGCGAGGGTACAGGCTTCTTTCTTCTTTGCTCTCCGGCTCGCCTTGTGCTGCTTTGGTGTCACGGGGTACAGATCAACCTCCATGTACCCCGCCGTGGCGTAGTCCTTGCCGCAGATATGCTTTTGTTCCCGATAATACAGGCTCATGCGGCCACGCCTCCCTCGTTTTTGCGTGTATGCGCCGTCACCGGCTTGCATACGGGCCATTTCAACAGTCGTATGCCGTCAGGCACACCCCTGTTTCATGGCTTGTCCCTTAACTTACTGCTGGTATACCAGCCCATTGCGGCCCCTCGGCCGCAGCAGAAATTCTCTCCGGCACCGCCGGAAACAGGTCTCGCTTCAACCGGCAAGGCCGCGCCGCTCTCACGGCGCGACCGCATCCGGTCGTCAGATTGTCGTTGTCTCCGTCAAGATCGGTGCGAGCATCTTTTCTCTCGCCGCCTCGTAGAAACTCTTGTCCACCTCGAACCCGTAGGCGCTGCGCCCCAGCTCGTAGGCGGCGCGTAATGTGGTGCCGCTCCCGGCCACCGGGTCGATCACCACGTCGCCGGGGTCTGTGAACACTTCGATCAGGCGTTTCAACACGCCCACCGGCTTTTGCGTGGGATGTATCTTCGGGTACTCCTTTCGGCTGTCCCGCTCCCAGCGGAACCAGTCAAAAACCATGTGCTTTCCGCCGTCCTCGCCGACGTTGCGGAACTTCGGCAGCTTGTCCCGGTAGAGGACGACCGCAAATTCCGTCGCGCCCACGATCTTCATGTTGGCTTTTAATACCTGCGCGGAATAGTTCTTACAGAAAAATAGCGGATAGCTTTTTGCAAATCCGTACCGCTTTCCGTACTCGATCACGGTCTGCATCTGCTCAAAGGCGCAGAACACGATCATGGCCGGGGCCTGTCCCTTTTCCTTTGGCTCTTTCTTCAACAGCCTGTTGCAGAAGTGCATATACTCCGCGATCTTGAACGTACCGTCCGTGTGGAAAAAGCTCTGCTTTGCCAGCTTGCTTTCCCCGTTCTTGTTGTCGCCGCCCTGATACCACATGGGATTGCTGGCATAGGCATCCGCGCCGATGTTGTATGGGATGTCCGCGATTACAAGCTGGGCTTTCGGCACATTGTACCGCTTGAAATTCTGGAAATTATCGTGGTATAGCTCACATTTCATATCGTTTTCTCCCTGCGCCGCCGCATCCGGTAGCACAGCTTCCCGCACCTGCGGCAGACGATGTAATTTGTGTGATACTTCCCGCCGTGCCGGTCGCTCCGGCGGCGTGTGACCTCTATGTATTCCGTCTTGCACGGGCTGTGCAGTCCCAAGCGGCAAAGCAGCGGCTTCATCGTCCGTCACCTCTGATTTTCCGCTCAAACTGCTCGATTTCTCTCACGAGAAGCAAGCAGAGCCACGCCAGCACAACACCGTCAACCCTGCTTTCATGCACGATGCCCTCAAAGACGCATTCTGCGCCAATCCAGCACAGGTCGAGCATCACATACAGGAACAGAAACAGCAGCCCCTTTGCCGCCGCGTTCAGAATACGCTCTGTTGTTCTCCCGCTCATTCCGTCTCCTCGCTTTCCAGATGCAGCAGTTGTTGGAGCTGCTTCCAGATGCGCAGCGTCCGCTTATCCGTCTTATTGATACACGCCTCGATCAACCGCAGGCGATACAAGATGTCCTCCCTGTCCTGTCGTTTCCCGATCTCGACCTGTCGTGCGAGCTTCGTATAAGCGGCTTTTCGCGCATCCTCTGTTCTGTACCACACGCCCAGCTCTTTCCCGCCGGACAGGCCCAAGAACAGCCCATATTGCGCATCCCCGCCGCCTCTCCTCGTTTCGATGTACGCAACCTGATCGGGTGGCACAAGATAGTAGCCCTCGAAGTCGATCATTCCGCACCCTCCATCAGAAACACCATCTTTTTCCCGACATACTCACACCAGTGCTTTTCAAGCTGTGCGCCGGGGCTGTCCTCCCAATCCGGCAGGAACACCGCCGTGTCGGCGCTCTCCAGCATGGCAAAGCAGATGCGCATATAGTCCGCCTTTTTCAGCCCCTCCGGCGTGACCGCCGGAGAAATCACCGTTACACCGGCCCGCTCCTCCAGCTTCTTCGCCGCCTCCGCGAATTTCTCCCTGTAGTTCGGGTCTCCCGTGATCTTTCCGGCCAGATACACTTTCATTCCTGCCCACCTCCCAACTTCGCCATCTGCTTCCGCTTCCAGTTTTCTGTGTACTGCTCCATGCTCCCGTCAAAGCCCGTGCAGAGAAACACATCATGCATCGCCTTTCCTTCGTGGGCGCAGTCTGAGCAGTTTAAGCCGTTGTTGCACGGCGTTTCGCAGAACTGGCACATACAGTTTTCATTGTCGAACGGACACGGATTGACCGCTTCCACGATGATCTCCCGCCCGCAGCCGGGGCAGAAGTGCCAGCCGTTTT